AAGTAGAAAGTCAAAAGTAATTAAATATCATACAATTTTTCCAAGAGCTAGATAAATGAGTTCATCTAGTTCGCGTTGGTAATCTTGTCCTGTTCTGCGTTTGAGATAAATCGCTGTCAGCAAGTCTGTGCTTGCCGGAAATGCAACTTCTAGTCCTGTGCCACGACGCTCTAGCTCTTCAACAAGGTCATCGGTGTCAAATTTATCTAAGTCTACATCAACTGTGGTCCACACTTCTACTTCGGGCATTATACAATCTCCTCAATGATACCCAGGCCTTCTGCTAGTACAAACAGTGATCCTGCTACATAAAAATTCCCGTCAATTAAAAAAATTCCTGCAGCAATTCGCAGTAGGCTTTTTGCAAGGCTAACATAAAAATGTCCTCGACTGGTATCTCGGGGTTGAATATCAACTTGCATTTACAAACTCCTTTAAGTTCTTAATTGCTTGGGGATCTAAACAGACATCATATTTTACATGTTCTTCCATGGGATTTTTACTGTCTGCGTAAGTTGTTGTAATTCTAAAGTTCAACCACCCTTTATGGGTGGTTTCGTTAATGGGTTTTAATTCCATAAAAGTAGCGTGGCTACCGTTATCTGCTATTTGTTTTTTCATTTAATACTTTCCAAGTTTGTTGTTTGGCTAATTCTTCTTTGTGTGCTGCTTCGCCTGCGTATGTGGGCATTTGATTCAACATTTCATCTAAAGCAAATTGTATGTCTAATAGGTCTTTTTTAATTTCCCATGTAGTGAATCCATCGTTAAAAGGGTTATTAATCTCACCGGCCATTCTGCCAAGATGATTTAAAATTTGCGTTTTATCCCAACGAATTTGAAAACCCATGTTATGCTTTTTTTGTCAAAGTCCAGGTGCCGTCTTGATTATCTTGCCATATGATAACATCGCCAGGTTGCCACCCTGTAGACGCCATTAAGTCATCGGGAAAAGTCAGCATCATGTCTTCGGGACTGTCAGGGTCTGCATCAACAGTCAGTGTCCAAGATTTATTCTCCATAATATTCTCTTGACTTTCTTTCAGCATGAACTGCGGTGCTGATGTTGTCGTCAGCATTGGGTTCTTCATCACTGACCATCATGATAGCTGCTGCGTCAATTCTACGAACCGTAAACTGTTCGCCGTCAATTTCAACTTCGATGCCTCTAGTCCAGCGTCCGTGCTCTACTAAAATCCACTGTCCTGGTACTACATCTTCTTGTTTTGGTCCCACAGCATAAACTCGGCACCAACGAGGTCTAATGCCGTCTGTTTTGGCATCGTCGCCCATCAAAATAATTCCACTGCTGAGTGTGCGCTGTCCAAAATTCATGTCTGTGGCCAGCACATGGTCATTTAAAGGAATTAATTTTTTTACTTTGTTAGTGAATTTATAACCAATTTTTTGGTCAAAGGGATTTGGCATTGCCATATTAGTTTACCTCTTTCGAATTTTAGTTAAGTCTACAGGAGCACGATGTTGGTAGTGTTCCTGCATACGCTGATTGCGACCTTTTACCACAGTGCCATCTGGCGCAACAATATCGCCTCTTGCGTTGGCGTTCATGTTCCCGACTGCTTTTTGGTTTTCATGTTGCAATCTAAGCTGATCCATGTTTACAGTCTTACCTAGTGCTGTTCTATAAATGCCTTTTGCCATAATTTATCCTTGTGTGCTATTATTTAAGAAATTCTTCTATGTCTAATTGATAATATATGCTGTCAATTTTATGAACACCTATCAAGTATAGCACATAACTGGCCACACTAGACCCACGGCCCACACCCCAAACTATATTGTGTTCACGCATGGTGTCAACCAAATACTTCATAAATTTTAATAAATCAAACAAGTTACGATCTTGAAACATCAACAGTTCTTGGCCTGCTCGTTGCAGTTGTTCTTGATTTGTACACTGTGCCAATACCCATTCAGCAATGTCCATGGTTTTGTATTTGTCGGGCATGAACCATTTGCGTTGATGTGCTAGATCAAAGTCTTCGATACCGGCATAGTCTACGGGTTGGTATGTTTTAAGTTTTTCGAACTCTGCATGTAGATTTTTTACTGCTAGATTAAACTGTGTGGGGTCTTGTACTTGGAATTTAGTCAAATCTAGATTGGGATTTGTATATAACAAATCAAACAAATCATGCTCATCAACAATTAATTCGCCGTAGCTGTTGTAGTTCACTTGATATCGATTATTTTATCAAACTTGTCGTTTTTCTTAAGAATTTCTTCAAGTTGTTTTTGTTGTCTGCGATTGATCTCTTGTGTGTAGTCGTCCATGATCATTTGCAGTTGATGTAACAAAGAACCGTTGTTCATTCTGTAAGCAGCATTTAATTTGGTCATTAGCTCACTGTGTTTCTTTTGCAGGTCTGCGTCTGACATTTGACTTAAGTCAGGACTTAATGGGTGCATTATGCTTGATCCTTGTAGTCTACGCCTAACAGTTTTTCTAATAGTTCACGGGCTGCATAAATTCTGCCAGTGGCCATTAGTTGTAAAACTTTTGCCAATTGTTGATAAAGTTCTTCGCTCATGTGTTAGACTTTGACACTAGTATAGCGTCTATATTGGCAGAAATCAAACAGTTTGATTAACCGACTCTATACCAAGCATCTGTACTGTCATGATAAACCCATTCGCCACCAAAACTGGTGTTGGCAGTGGTAAATGCGCCGTTTACGGTTTGGCTACCGGAACCACTTTGTGTCAATGTTGTAACTGTGTTAGCAAAAGCAATTTTGATTGCTTGTCCATTCATTGGTGTTGCAGGCATAATAATAGTATGACTGCTTATAGTTCCCGCATTTGGACGCAAAATAGCAAAACCAATATTACTCCAAATTTGTGTTGACCCACCATTTGTAATGTTAGCATATTGAACACCGTAAGCTGAACCACCGCACATGTCAGTCATACCAGTCACAGTTAAATTACCAACGTTGGCATTGCCGCTAACTGTTAATGAAGTTTGTGTACCTAATAGCGTAATGTTAGATTGAACAGCAGTTAATATATTACCGTAAATTCCAGTATTGGCAATAAGATTATTAGCAGTTAAGTTGCCTGTATAGGTAGCACTGTTGCCGCTGCTGATTAAGGTATCAACAATGACATTGTTTGCATAGATGTTGCCTTGAACAGCACCGCCAACATTAGCTACTGTAATAGTTACGCCTGCTACTGCGGCATTGCTGACCACGGTTGTAAAGTTTACATTACCTTGGAATTCATTGCGATTTCTTGTTGATTCACTGATACTCCATGTAGTACCACCGTCGCTGGTAACAAGTTCAAATATATAATAACCGGTATTAGCAAATCTTGTTACTTGTCCAGATTGACGATCTAATGTGCTGATGTTTTGGCTTACACTAGCGGGCCATGTCACGGTATAAGCAGTGTTAGGGACTACAACACCTAGTCTTACACTAATTGTTTTATCAGTTACACTGCTGAAATTACTTAATGTAACTGTTAAACTTGCGCCTAAATTGACAATTTGAAAACTACCATTGTACCAATTATAAGTTAAAGTGCCAGAAGTTACTGTGCCATGATCGTAATCAACTTCCCTTAGTCCTGAAACTGCTGCATTTGCTAACAATGAGCCAGCTAAATTATTGTTCTGTCCTGCTATTACAGCATTGGCTTGTAAAGCGGAAATTTCAGCAGCAGCATACTGAAAATTGGTTTTGATATTTTGAAAGTTATCTCTAAAACCCTGGCTGCTGTTATCTTGTCCAGCTACAGGAAAAGTTGCGTCTATGTTGGTATAATTAATTGCACTGGTCATTTATGACAATACTCCAATTTGGGGATACTTGAGATATTTATCTCCTGTAGTAGGGGTGGTATAAGGATCTCTATCACTGTGACTATAGTTGACATTGCTTACAGTACTTAAACTGTTACTGTATAATTCCACATTAGTATTACTGTGAATATTAGCTACAGTTCCCAATCTTACATTGGTATTTACAACAATGGTATCACCTAAATGCAATTCTGTTGTAAACAAAGTAGTTGTGCCATCTGCGGTAAACGCAACTGCGGTTAAATTTGAGTTTACAGGGCTATCAATTGTAAGAATTGCATTGCTTCTTATACTGGTAATAGTACCTATACTATTACCACTGTAATAAAGTTGTTTGCCCACTGATAATTCTTGGTTAAAAGCTGTCCCAGTTCCTGTCACAGTAATACTGTTAATGTTGGCTGTAATTAATCCCGTACCGGTTATGTTCGTAACTATGCCTTGAATGTACTTACTGTTGGTGTTAGCAGAGATATTACCTGTGCCCGAAACAAAATTATTTACGATAAAGACATTAGTGTCGTAAGTGAAACTGTTAGCAGTTACATTACTGTTGGCATTTGCTGTAAGAATCAACGCCGTAGCATTACTTACTGTGCTGACAATACCTAATGTGACATTGTTTACAAAAATTGTTTTACCAGGATATAGTTCAGCAGTAAATGCTGTGCCTGCTCCAACAACTAAATTGCTAGCTGTATTGCTGGTAATCGTTCCAGTTCCTGTGGCATTATTTTTTTGAAAATTATCACTGAGCACACTGTCGTATTCATATCTGTCAATGGTAAAATCAATAAGACCAAAATCTTCAATGACTTCATTGACTCTATAGGCCACTTCTAAGGATTTATTTGGTTGTGTGTAACATATTACAAACGCTCTTGTAAAACCTAAAACAGAACCATCAGTTTGAGTGCTGGTCATCCAAGCAGGCAAAACACTGCGATTTTCATATCCAATATTATCGCCAATTCTTTGATACATATTAGGAAAACTATTTGGATAAACAGAAGTAATTCCTTCGTTGTTTGTGGGCCATGAAATAGATAAATTTGGGCCAAGGCCTTGGTCGTTTAATACACTGTCTATAAGTTCTAAATATACAACCTCATAGATTGTGTTAAAACTGCTGTCTTGTGCTCTTGCAGTTTTAACATTACCAAACTGTAAAGTTTTCCAGTAGTGGTTATAAGTCATTGCAGCAATATAATCTGCAATTTCTTTGGGATTTAAACCAGTTTGTAATAAAACTCTGCGTAAGGAATTTTTACCATACCACGGATCTCTCGGTCTGTACAAGTAACTAGTTGGAATTATATCACCGTTGTTTACAATATTATAAAATAGTTCTCGCTGACTTCTATTGGGCAATAGCTGGCAGTATAGATTTTCATAAGGCTGATCGTTTTGCACGAAAACACTTATTGTAAATTCTTTTTCTTCATAGATATAGTTGTCAGTGTCATAGACAGCTACAGTAAATGTATATGATTGATCCCATGTTGTTAGGCCGCTATCAAAAGTCACTGTTCCGCCGTCTAAACTAAAAACTTCAAAACTAACTCTACCAGTTATGGTACCATCTTTTTGTAATTCTAATCCAATTGGTAAACCGCCGGTGGTAATTAAACTATATTGTAAAAATCTGCCGCTGACTGTTGATGCTAAAACATATAAATCACTGATAGCACCATTGTCTATTGTGCCTAAATCAGACTCTGTAAGCCAATTTACAGTGTCGGAAATTTGTCCTAATATTTTTAAACTGAAATTTTTAGCAGCACTTACATAACTAGGATTACCAGTTTTATAAACTCTTATACTAAAACTATAAGTTTGACTGTTAAGCGTACCGTATGGCACTAAACCAGTTATCCATCCACTGGCAGTGTTTAAAGTTAATCCAGTAGGCAATGTGCCGCTGACCAATTGATAAGTTATTGCATCTGCATCATAGTCTTCGGCTTCAATTTGATAAGCAAATCTTGTATTTTGTCTAATAGATCCCAAGCTTCCTGCTTCTGTATAGATAACAGGAGTGTATAAAGTTGTTACATCTGCTGTAATGTAAGAACTGTCAACAGTTTGAATGTCGTTGTCTGCTGTTAAACTTTGTCTTGCTAAAACAAATAAGTTATATATTTGTGTATCAAAATTCACTCCATCGTCGACCTGCACAGTGAATTGAAAATTTCTACTGACATTTATACCAGAAAAATCAAATCCAAAAATATCAAAAGCACTGGCATCAAAACCTTGATCATCTGTAGTTTGACTGCTTTCAATTGGTCTTATATATCCACTGATCAACCCCGATGAAGTCAACGATAATCCATCAGGCAAAGATCCTGCTATTACACTAAACACAGGCGTCAGTAAAGTATTGGGTTCAACAGAGGTCAATTGAATACTAACATAATTGCCATCAAGGTAAGTTCCTAAATTTTGATTTGTTGGTTCAATTATAGGAGGAGTCAACCCTGCTACTGTAAGTGTAAAAGTTCTATCACTGACTTGATTCAAATAATTTTTACATCGTATTGTAAATGTGCTGGTAGTTACTTTATTGACAGCAGCAGGCACTCCCCGTATTTGTCCTAATACAGGTATTCCTAAAATTCTTCCGTCATCGTATAATTCTAGACCATCGGGTAAAGCACCCGACACTTTTGTAAATGTTACTGCAGCGCCGCCAGCTGGATTATAAGCATCCAAAGGAATTTCATAATATTCCAATTCTGGAATAATTCCTAAATCTCCTGCAGGGGTAATCCAAATAGGTGCTGTGCCGGCCATATTATGTGTTAGAAATTATTGCAACAACATTGTCCAGTGTTGTATCTGTGGCAACCATTTTAATTAGTGTTACTGTATTGCTTGTTATGGATATTGAGTTTGTACCTTTATTAGTTCGGTTACCATAAACAAAAATATCAGCATACTGCGTACTGCCACTGTTGTTAATAAAATAAAAGTCTCTTTGTGTACCTGTTTCAATAGTGCCCAGCAAGGATACATTAACATTTGCATTCATAAAGAAATTAACGCATTGTGTGTTTGCTGCATCCATACCAATATAGTAAGTTCCGCCAGCCGCTGAAAGAAAAGTGTGTTGTACAGCTCTGACGCCGGTTATAGTAGTAGTAGATAAATTAACGTTGCCTATAATTGCAACATTTGATGATACACTTGTTCCTATTGAATTAATATTTGGCTGGCTAGCAGTTGTTAAAGTACCAGTTAATGCTGAGCCTGTATTACCTATAGTTGCAGCACTAACAGTACCGGCAATAACTGCGGCACCTGTATTTCCTATTGTTGCAGCATTAACAGTCGAACCTGTAAGAGTTGACCCGCTGTTGCCTATAGTTGCAGCACTTAGGCTTGCTCCGGTGAATACTGTACCAGTATTACCAACTGTAGCAGCATTAATATTGTTAAATGTACTGGTTCCAGTACTGGTAATATTAGCAGTTAAATTGGCAACATCTGTATTAGGGAAGAATGATTCAATAAATTGAAAGTTTTCATTTACAATGGTAAAGGCATCCCTAATGGTATCCCCTGTACCGTCGTTAGGTGCTGATCCTACATTGATATTTGCTAGTAAAGGCATAGTCGTTTTAAACCCGTTTTACTTATTTAGCGGGTCTACGACTTTAATATGGCGCGAAACTGCTGCCGCAGCCGCAGGTTGTTTCTGCATTTGGGTTATTGATAGTAAAGCTGCTGCCCATGACATCTTCTTTGTAGTCAATGCTGGCACCATCCAAATACATCATGCTGGCACTGTCTACTAGTACAGTAACGCCGTTTTCTTCGATAGCAAAATCGTCGTCATTTTGATCTTCATCAAAAGTAAACCCATACTGCATGCCTGAACAGCCGCCACCTTGTACAAAAGTGCGTAGTTTAAGATTGGGATTGTTTTCTTCTGCCAGTAAATCACGGATTTTAGCAACAGCATTTTCTGTTAAAATTAACATATTATTTTCCTGCGTAGATTCTTATATTAACACGGTCCCAATTGATCAATTGCCATATGCGATCTAAGTATCGTTTTTTGTCAGCACCATAGTCTAAACTCCAAGAGTGTTCCCACCAGTCAATCAACAGTGCAATATCGTTTTTAATTTGGTGGTTTTTTATGGTTTTGATTTCACCTGTGCGGCTCATGTAAACCCAACCTGAACCCTGAATCTTCATGGCTTCCGCAGCAAATTTTTCTTTAAATTCTTTGAATGTACCGTATTTTTTATTGATAAGATTTAAGCTAGCACCCCGGGGTTGATTACTGGGTTTAGGGTGTTGAAACTGACTGAACAAGATATTGTGTAAAAATGCGCCGGCTTCATTAAAAGTGGGATCACCTTCGCCTTTGTTGAAACGGTCAACATAGCCCTGTGCTAATTTACCATAGTGGTAGTCAATGGTCTTTTTACTCATTACAGGCTCTAATGCACTGCGACCATAAGGCAACTTATTAAGTTCTAGATGTTTGCCTTTGCTTTCAACTAAATCTATAAAATATTGTATATCTTGCGTCATGCAAGTATTTATTGCCTATACATGATGCGCCCTTTAGTAAGATCATAGGGGCTCATTTCTAATGTTACACGATCTCCAGCAATAATTTTGATATCGTGTTTTCGCATTTTTCCACCAACATACGCTGTAACTAAATGTTCGGTGCTGTCTAACTGTACTCTAAACATGGCATTTCCTAGAACTTCTATTACTTTGCCCTGCATTTTCATCGCTTCTTCTTTAGCCAATTTGGTCAAACTCTCCTTAAACTGTTATTTAACCACGACGCATCCGAGCTTGCTCTTTTGCTTCTTCGTCACTGAAGATAGGCACTGCATTGCTTTTATGCAGAGTACCAATGCCAATCATTTTGTCACCGGTATATTGTTGACGAGGCCTGCTGGAAACTGCACCCAAATGGTTATCAGGTACACTGCGACCAACACGAACAGTTTCTCGTCCCGGAGGCGCTGACAGTTTGTAAGCGGTATGTAGAGGTTCAAAAATCTTAGCCACCGGTTTCTCCTTGTTAGGCACGCCATGTCGTTGTTTAAGAGATTCCCAGTCCTCAGCCAGTTTCCTAGCTCGTTGCGCTTCTTCAGCGGAGCGAAACTTTTGCTTGCCTTTTTTCTTACCACCAAGGCTAAGACTGGGATGATGCAAGTGCATTGACATAGGGCACCTATATTTGTTGCAAGGTTTTAATTATAGCACCATTGAGAATTTTGCACAAGTAATACCAAAGTATTAGCCTCGCTCCGGGAAATAATCTTTCATTGTGCCTTCTCTGTGCAGGTCACTGGTAATGCAGTGTAGGCCACCATCCCAAAAATACCTGTGCCGAAAGTTAACAACATGCGGTGTTATGCCATAACGATCAAATGCTGCAAATACTGTTTCGTTATAATTATTGCAGACTACATTCTTTTCATCAATTACCAACATGTTAACATCAAACACAGTTTCTTCTACAAAACCTACCCAATGATTTAACCAAGATTCTACAAAGGAAGTAAAATCATCATTTAGTTCTTCTCCAGGAACCCACCATTTGCCTTTATTTTTTCGTTTTAAATCCATAAAAGACCTAATCTGATTCCAACTTTGTCCGGGCAAGTAAATTACTTCCCAGTCGGGAAATGTAGTTTTGTATGTAGGTATATCTCGTAAACTTACAATTAGTCCAGGAACCACAGGACAAAATGTTCCGTCACTGTGACCGCCGGTATTAATAATATGACATCTATAATTTGGAAATAACTTAGTATTTCTTTTTTTCAGTTCTTCTAAATTAGCATTATAATATTCAGTACCGAAATAAAGATCCTTGCCAATCCTTGTTGTCATTGCAGCACTTACATTATTAACAGTATCTATTAGATTAAATTTATCTTTAAGATTTTCTAAACAATTGCTGTAAAATCCATTATGATTTGTTCTAGTGCTATTAACTTCTGTTAAAATTTCTTTTTTAATACTGTCTGGTAAGGTGGAGTCTATTATTTCTTTTTTAGTTTTAGGAATTGTATTTGGCCAATCTGATCCTTTTATATCCTCGTATAAGTGATTCATAAAATACAAGTCGTTGCCTATTACTGCACTGTAATCTCGAGGGGTCATTGGTGGAGGAATTATTTTATCCAATACCAAGCAATCTTCGTAGTTTACAGGAACTTGGGGTCGTAGTATTTGAACATTAAATGATTTCAATAATCTAATTAATTTTTGATAATCTTCTTCTGTTTCTTGTGCTATGCGTTCCATAACATTACGAACTCTGCTATTTGTAATAAAACTGTAGAATTCAGGAGCATAGCTTTTGCCAACCATACAGACTTTTAATGGATCCCAATGTTGATAAACAGAATATTTCATAATGATCCTAATATCTCAAACCCTTGTAAATTATACATGTAGGGTTCAATTGATTCAAAATACATGTATTGATAACCTCTATTTCTATATATTGCACATTCATTTTGTAAACTACGAATTCCCATTCTTAACTGGGGATTTCTATAGTTCCATGCATGATGATCTGCTACTATATTTTTATCGTCCCAAATCCTATACATGCTCCATGCTATTAGTTGGTCTTGCTCAAAGTAACCAAATGTTTCGGTATTAGGAATGGCAAATCTACCAGCTATCATTGGTATAACACTTTTAAATTTTTTATATAAACAGTATTCTGCATAAACCCGATTAATTTCTTTTATTGCAACTGGGTTTAGTAAATGAGCGTTTAATGTTATATTATAAGTGGTTTTGTCTAAGTCTATACGACCGAATTCCATAAAATTATTTTTGTCTCCAGGAAACTACATTATCTACAGCTGATTGATCCCAATGATTATAATAACCTTTTTCTTTTAGCTGTTTGCTAGCATCATTAAGTTTACTTAGCCGTTGCATTAACAGTAGGCCACATTTTCCAAAATTCATAGATACACCATTTACCAATTCCGGTATATCGGGGTGATCTTCTAATATAACATAATCATCCTGCATTAACAGTGTATTTTTATTTTTTATCAAATCTTGAAGATAAATTGCATCAATATTTTTATGATCAAAACAAATAGCCACTACATCGTTGCTATCTAACACAATTTTGCCGTAAGCAATACTATCGGAGAAATCCTTGCTGTAGTCAAACAGTATTTTAAATCTGTTGTCTAGTCTTGCTTTTCTTGCGTAAGGACAAGGAGGCCAATCACCCAATAGGCTGTTTGGTCGTTCAACAAAATTTATCATCCATTCTAGTAGACTACTGCGAATGTTGTCCTCATCCATTTTACTGTGCTTTATATTTTGTAAACTGCCAGTCTGGCGCTTTGATGTATTCGTTATTAGTAAACAAAAACAAATGATTTGGAAAACGATTTTTGACATGATTGATCAATTCCTGGTCAGTTTTCCCTTGTCCCAAGAACTCTCCGTCGTCGTTGTCGTACCAGTAATAGATTTCACCGTGTTTTTCCACACTTACACGATGTACAATTTCGCCAACTTTTTCGTAAAAGTCTTTTAGTCTTTCCTGTTCTTGTGGTTTTTCGACAGCAAAATATTTAAACACAGCAACACACAAACTGAAAATAAAAATCCACCATACCATGTTGAGAAAAAACATGACGAATTCTACCAAAAGATCACTGTTCATTTATTAAGTCCAAAGGCTTTCGCGAATTTTAATTAAACGAATCATCATTTGCTCGTCTTCTTTCATATACTGCTGTTCGATTTTGTGGCTGAGTTTCAGCGCTCTACGGCCCAATGCTTCAGTTTCTTTGTTGTTAGATTGAACACCAATCCAGCGTAGGCCTTCACCTTTTTCTTCTCGCATGCGATTACAGTATTCTGTCCAACCACTGGCATCGTGGGGATCTGGCCGATTTGGGTAAACTTCTGTCCACCACTTGTACAGTTCCAAAATTTCTTTAGCAGCTTTAGCTTGGTGAGTGGGTTTACCGATATTGGCACTGCCAGGTTCGCACTCGTCTTCTTTCCAAACTAATTCACTTTGCCATTTAAGATTATCTAAGCCGGCTTGTGGGCAACGCCAAACACGAAGATTCCACCAACCAAAACGCCACCACGGAGCATTGTATTTTTCTCGTTGCTCTTTGTCTTCCCATGCCAAATGCCACCACGCTAGTTCTACCTCAACATAATTAACAAGTTCATTGAATAAGCAAGGAAGAAAACGATTGCCCACATCACGCCACTCGCCACGAGGAATATCCCTAGGGTTAGAGGTAAGAGCATGAGTCCTAGTAATCCAACGATTATTGATGTAATATTTGACAGCATAGATTTTATCAGGAATATACAGTAAAACATCTTGAATGCGATCAAGACCTTCTTCGGCAATCCACCAGCGAACAGGGTGGGCTGCACGGGCTTTAGTTTCCCATTCTTGCCATTGTTCGCCAGTACCCATTTTAAGTTTGTGGGTACCACGAATCCAGTCGGCAAAAGGTGTGCAACTCCAATAATTTCTCATTCTTTCTTTCCGCCAAACAGTTGAAGTAGGCTTAAAAACAAGTTAATAAAATCTAGGTACAGTGTTAGCGCACCTATTACCTCTTCGCGACCAGTTTCAGTATCACGGCTTACCAGTTCTCTGATGGTCTGTGTGTCGTAGGCAGTCAGTCCCAAAAAGATAATAGCCAATGCTGAGATCACCATCTGCATTACCGTGCTGCCAATAAAGATATTGACAATGCTGGCAAGACAAATTGCAATCAAACCCACAAACAAGAACTGTCCGATACTAGTTAGATCTCGTTTGGTAAAGTAGCCATAAAAACTCATAGTACCAAACAAAATTGCTCCGCCCATGAACGCTGACACAATTGATCCCATGGTGTAGACAGCAAAGATAGTGCTAAAGCTCAAGCCCATCAGTGCAGCGAATCCATGTAAAAACACTTGTAGTCCCTGTGTGCTGAATCGCTCTGCAGCAAAGCTAAATGCTAGAATTGCCGCAAGGGGAGAAAAAATCACAATCCATTTCATAGCACCAGTAAAGAAAAACTCAAGTAATTCTGGTGTAGTACCAACAAAATAACTGATGATCATGCTGGTGGCGACAGCTAGACTCATGTGTTTGTAAACACGAGCCATTGCTTGATTGATTTGACTTGCTGAACGATAAATTGCTAATTCCATTTTTACTCCTTAATAAGATTCTGGAACATAACCATTGCCTAGACCTTTTTCAGTATAGGGCTTTAAATTAGGCGGTTGCCAACCTTCGGGCTTCAATACTTTGCCATCTTCACGCTTGCGAACTTTGCCAGTAACTGGATCAATCTTAGCAAAGTTTGTACGCATTACTTCTTGCCAAGCACCTTCAGCATCAGCACCCATGGAGTGAATAGCACCAATAGTCACAACCAGGATATCAATCAGTGCATCTAAGGCTTCTACATCGTCGTTAGCTGCCTGAAGTTCTTCAAATTCTTCACGAATGAGATTGCAATACATTTCATATTGATCCAACGAGCCAGGCACACCTTGGTCACAGGCTCGCATAAATGTTTCTTGATCCTTAAACGGGTTAGTTGTCATCTCGAATTACTCTCCATCCTAGTTTGTTTAAATCTTGTTCAATTTCTTCAGTCACTGTACACTCCGGTACATAGCTTGTACGCTTTTGCCAATCTTCATCAGATTCGTTGCCTTCGTAGTCTTGATTAAGCCCGCCCATTCCCGAACAGTACCAATCAATGTAATCGCCTTGTTGTCGCATGTCGGCAATAATGCCACCTGCACTGCGCCAACTGCATGACCAGTATTCGTCTTTGAGAATTGGCCAAACATCTAGTCGCTGAAAACTGTTGTTGCACATGGCAGCATATAAATTTTGACTGTAAGTCTCGCTGGCACGAACTTTGGCAAGAATCCAATCTGTAGTGCAGAGATCATAACTCATGTTATTTTTTTGCCAGTCTGGATTAGCTTCTAACTCCATGTCTTGTTCATTCCAAGTTTTGTATAGTTCTAACATTTGTTTTGCTGAATCTACACTTTCCTGCGATTCTGCCGCAGCTATTTTTCGTTCATAGCTGCGCTTTTGGAAACTGTGTCGATCAGGACTACGGCTCATCTTGCTCATAATGTATTATAACAGTATTAGGAATTTTGTGCTATCAGCTGTCTTGCCAAATTGTCACGATGTTTTTTGGTGGGTTCCCCTAAAATAACAATAGCTTGCATTTGGCCTGCTTTTTCAACCATTAAAATTATGCATCTACCTGCTCGGCTAGTATAACCAGTTTTGGTTAGTACTATATTATCGAATTCTGACAGTAAGTTTTTACTGGTACTGGTATACGCAGGCCGTTCTTTATATCCGTATTTAGTTTTTACTACGGTGTAGATTTCAGGTTGATTAGCTACGGCCCTAATAAAGTTATAACGATAAGCATGAACTAATAAGTCTACTAATTCGTTAGCTGTACTGAGATTAAACACGCCTAATCCACTAGGGTCAATGAATTTAGTATGTTCCAAATTTAGTTGTCTTGCCTTACCATTCATTGCAGCAATAAAAGCAGATCTGCCGCCAGGATAACTTTTAGCTAATGCTTCAGCTGCCGAGTTGTCACTGCGTACCAACAAGCTTGTTAATAAAACATTTACCTGTTCCGTTTTCTGTTTGTTAATTTTAATTTTTTGATCTAAGTTATAATAGTCCAATGCTACAACAGCAGTCATTAGTTTAGTAATGCTGGCAATAGGTCTGACTTCGTTGGCATTGGCTTGTTCAACCACTGTGTCTGTGGTAAGATTATATACCAACACACTAGGCGGCTGTGCAGCCTGTGATGTAGAAAAAATAAACAGTGATAATATCGTTACAAGAATTTTTCGCATCAATTATTTACTTTGACCGGCTTTTCTCTTGCTCAAGATCAAGGTTTTTCAACAGTTTTATGTCTTTGTGTGCTACTATAATTGTTGTATAGTACAGGCCGTTATACAGTAAAGGCAAGTCTAAAATTACTGCGATTACTGGTCCTTCTGTAGTTGATCTAATAATATCTACGCCAACTTTTCCCACAAAAGGAATTTTATTCCAGTGTCCAAATACACGATCTCCGAGAAAATATTTGGGCATGTAGGCCTTGCGTTCAAAGTAGTCTGTTAAACTAGCCATTTAGATACTCCGAATACTTTAATCTAAAAATTGTTTCAAGATGATCATCATGAAAATCCAAATAACAAACTTCTACCAAGTTATGTTTATTACGCCATTCTTGATGAAGTCTAAATGAAAAACCCAGTTCTCTTATCATTACATATCGAATCAAAAAAAGACTGGGCTGGGCATATTCTTCTTTGAGACGATATTTTAACTTAGCCCAATTGTCTGCGCTGATTTTTATGCTAGAGGCCATTTAGTGTGCCCATTTTAGTGCAAATAAAGTAGCTTGTATTTCGTCTTTGAATGTGAACTGCCATTGCTGGCCCGGAAATGGACTGGTTACGCTAAATGAGTCAGAACCAAATTCATTGCTTGCCCACATTATTGCACTAAAAGTGCTGGTTTTTGTACCGTCAACTGTAATTGTAGTCATAGTGTATTATAACACAAAATTGAATTTTAGCCTAGCTCACTCCATCGCAACATAAACCATTGTGCGTGATATAGTCGTTTAAATGTGAATTTCCAAAATGCCACGCCCGATCCACCTGGGCCTGTACTGTAAACTTCTCCCCAACCGGCACCGAACTGTTCATAACACCAATTCTTAGCTTTATGCGCCCGATCTGCGTGTCCAGTCCACGATACTTGGTAATCACCCGAGACGCAATCCAGCTTCATGTTAATCTTTGAGAATGTTCCATGTCTTCATTTTTTCATTGATTTCTTTTTCCAAAGCTCTATATCTATCACCTAACTCTTTGAGTTCAGCCCATTCAGCTTCCAATTTGGGATTTGGTTCAAGTATGGCCAAACGCTGTTCTACTGTTTGCATCCAAGTTTTTAAACTTTTACCATTTATGTTAATGTCGGCTTCTTGGCCCTGTAATACCATTTTTCCGCTTTGGTTTAAAATATAAGGTGTGCCTGTGCCTGTGCCTGTTATTGTATGCGGTGTAGTAGCTGTCCAAATAGCATTAGTACCTGTGCCACTGGCAAGAACTCCAGTGGTGCCATTAAATCCTGCTGTGGTACTGGAATCAATACTGTAAGTATAACTTGGAGTAGCAGCACCATATGCTGTACCCCTTGAACCCTTAATTGCAGCATTAGCTGGTGGTTTCATAATTTCCCATAAGTAATCATCATCTTCCATCTACTTCTCTCCAAGTGTAATCACCCAACCACTGTATGCGTTTAAGATATTCATAGTGTTGAGGTGGTGCTGTGGCCCAATCTTCAGGGCCCATTATGGCCAGTCTAGTTATGTTTTTAGCACTGTCCCATATTAACCAATAGTACTGCCCGGGATACAATTTAAAGTCGTATACTGCTGCATGTACTGCATCTGTTAGATCTAATCTCTGTTTAATTTCTGCAGCCTGTTGTTGCAGTACTGTGACCAAGGCCATTATCCTGTCATACTCCTGACGAGCATGCATTCTGGCAGCATTGACCATTAGGTCTTTTTGCTCTGTAACTGGTACTAGGTCAAAACTAGGTGCCGACGACTCAGTGCCATAGGGTGTAACATTGCGATTGAAAAAATGCACAAGGTCACCTTTGACATTAGCGTCAAAACTAGTTCTTCCTTTTGCTGTATTAGATTGTTCGGTCATAAAAAAAGCCTATACAAGTATAGGCTCTTTTGTAGAGTTTGTCAACAGTTTAGAAACTAAAACCAAGTCCTAGACCAACTGCGTTTTCTTTGATGTCTTGATAGCTTTTGCTGAGATTCAAATTAACGCTGACATTCTTAGCAACTGGAACGCTGTAAGTAGCAAAACCAACGGTTTGCTTGGTACGATTAGTTTCGGTTGAACCAACGCGAGTCTTTACACCAGCCATGGCAAAACCTGGACCAACGGGCATACCAGCAGTAGCGCCTACTAGGCCATAGTTGTAAGCATTGGTACCGTTGTCACGGCCAACACCAACAAATGGGGTAACCAAACCCAAGCTCTTACCACCAGTAACTTCCAGGCTGCTAAGAACACCACCACCGTTCAAACGGGCAGTGCGACTTTGAACGCCCAGTTGAATACCACTGACTTCAGTTCCTGCACGAACATATTGGGCAACACTGTTAGTACCGCCGGCACTTGCACTGACATGGTCAACATCAACGCTGACATAGTTAGCTGCAAAAGCAGAGCTGCCAACTGTAAGGGCTAGAATAGCTAGAATTTTCTTCATTGTTTTTCCTTAAAAAAGTTATTTATTAGTAATTTTACTGATATAAAAATATCAGTTATCTTGGTCCGGCGTGCAGGAATCGAACCCACATTCATCGGGTAGAAGCCGATTGTATTATCCATTATACTAACGCCAGATAATCTATTATAACACAAAGCCTACCGTTGGGTCAAAGAATTTTGGTTATTTGTGTGTATGTCCATGCTAAATATTTATATGTTTAAACCAACTACCTTGTATATTAAAACACATAATCTTACTAAGTTAAAATATTTTGGTAAAACCACCAGAGATCCATACGTCTATAAAGGTTCCGGAACAGTTTGGTTACGCCATTTAAAAAAATACGGTGAAGACATTTCAACAGAAATTCTTGGATTTTTTACTGATGAGGACTTATGTAAAAAGGCCGCCGTCGAATTTAGTATAAAAAATAATATAGTAGAATCTAAAGAATGGGCCAATTTAAAACCAGAGACTGGAAATGACGGTGGAGATACTTCGGCAACTGAAGGGTTTAAGAAATGGCTTCCAAAATTGTCAGAATACGGCAAGACTTGTAGATGGTGGAATAATGGAACAAAACAAACTTTTAGGCCTGAACCACCGGATGCATCATTTGTGTTAGGAAGACTAAAATTTAATAACATTGGTGCAATATTAGGAGCAAAAATACAAAAAGAAAAAATTTGGGTCAACAACGGTACAAAAGAAATAATGGTTTTACCGACAAATATCCCAGAAAATTTTCAATTTGGTAGACTAACTTCTAAAGCATTTGCGGGTGGCAAAGGTAGACATTCTGCAAAAGGATCCCATTGGTGGAACAATGGGAGTCAAAACAAAATGGCAGTTAATAGCCCTGGCTTAGATTGGGTTAAAGGCAGATTAGTTAAACCCACTCAGATTCACTAAACTTTACTTTTCCGTTAACTACAGAGTATCCTTGCACCTTAAATGATTTTGCCCGTTCTTCGTAGCCGACATAGCCTCTTGGATTACACATAATCCAAGTATTACCGATTTGATATTTAAATATATCATGTGTATGTCCGTGATGCCAGGCGATAATGTTTGGATGACGCTCAATCAAGTCTTCCAAACTACTGCTGTAACCACCGTTCATATGATAGTCATCTTGATACTTTGGTTTAGTGCTGAGTCTGCTGGGACTGTGATGCGTTACCACAACCACGGGCCTGTCTGCAAATTTATCAGCAATGTCACTGATGTACTGACGAGCCGCCATGTGATCTGCTTTGGTTTGTTCAGGAGTTAACTTGTAATACAAGTTTTTTTCCTTGTAGAAGTTTTGAATTACACGATAATCATTCATGCTGGATTTTAAGGTCCAAGCAGTAATTGGATCATTTTTATTCAAATCAGTCCACAGTGTGGCACCTACTACAACGACATTGTCAATTTCGGTATATGACTTTTCCAACAGCTCAATGTTCTTAGGCAGCACACTTGCGAGATAGTCACGGGTCTTATCAAACCTACCACCATAGTGCTCGTGATTGCCCATAACATAAACAACACGATCATACTTGCTGCATTCTTCGTGAAAGAAACGAGTATAACGATCCGACCGTTTGAAATTGCCGTTGGCAGGCCCGCCGGGATTCATGATGTTGTTAACATCATATTCGGCTTTAACATGTTTGGCTTCACAGACATCGCCCGAGAGAATTAAAACTTCTCCGCCAGGTAGTTCAAGGTCTGCAAACTCTAAGTGTAGGTCGCTGATAACAGAAAATTTCATTGGTCTTACTCAATTTGAATCTATGCCAATATTATAGCAGAATTGAGATATAGTTGCAACTGGTTATATTATATTTATAAATGAAAAAAGGCACCAAAGTGCCTTTGCAATTAATACCTAGGTATTATAGACCCAGGGCCAAAGCACGATAGCCAGCAGCTACAACTTCGCGGCTAGGAGTTCCCAAACGGTACTCGGTAACACGAACACCGTTGCCTGCTTTGCGCTGGTTAGCGTATACAGCAAAGCCAGCATGACGAATGCGGCTGACTTCTGCGCTGGGGTTGCCAATGCTGAAACGCTTGGCGATTTGGCTAGCCGTCATTGCTTCGCCGTTTTGCAAAGCATTAAGAAGTTTTTGAGTTTTAGATTCTTGTGAAAACATAATTTAAGTTCCTTTTAAAAGTTACTGCTTGTTATTAGCAGTTAAGATCTATTGTATTGTAAAAGTTCATTAAGGTCAATACAGTTTGATTAAAAAGCCACAAGCCGTTCAACCGAAGTGACATTCATTACTCGAAAACTACGCCATTCGTTTTTATCCAGCACCCAAACAGACAGTGTTTCAGGTTTAGGTGCTTTTGGTTTTTTGTTTTCTACCACAGGCTGTGGTGGCAGTGCATCTGCTCTCAGTGTGCAGGGCATGGTGCGTTCAGTGCCGTCTACTTTGGTAAAAGTAATGTTAAGGTCTTGTTTCAGTGCGTCACGCAACCAAGCATTGCGTTGATCTACGGTATATTCGGTCCAGTTATCGGGTAACATACATTTTCCTTAAAAGTTTTTTGATAGTTTCAAATTCAACATAAATGACTGTAATGAAGACTGCTGTTAAAATTAGCTTTAGCTGATCGTAAACATCCATTACAAATACCTTACATTAAATTTGACAGTGGGGTAATATTGTTTGAAGTCTTTGATCCTTGTACACAAGTAAATGGTATCTTCAACTTCATAAATCTTTGCCAGTTCAGGAGTTTTCAATGTCAAATTAATACAGGTATTTCTAGTCATTGGTCCCATGGCATAACGCAACTGCATGCTGCTGTAGTCAGCCGCTACCAAATAAAACACTAGTAGGTACTCGGCCATAGTGTATTACCCTAGGTTTATAACAATGGCTACAATAGCATACAATGCAATAATGGCTAGCCACACATAATTTTTTAACTTATAATCAGTCATGGCGTTTAGTTCCAAATCCCGCAAGCATAATAGCAGCAACTTTACCATACCATTGCCTTGCTGATGCTTCGTCATCGTATTCAGGACTGAGTTCCACATTGTGGTCTTGGCTGTCTACCCAAATATAAACTTCGTCAAAGTCATCGTAGATTAAAGTCATCATTTAACTCCAAAGTGTTGTTTGATGATTCGTGCAGCCGATTCAGCATCCATTGGGAAAGGTTCTTGTCGCCATTTTAGCAGTTCATTAGCACATTCTGCCACAATCAACTCGGCGAACTTTTCTGCAAAGTATCGAGGTTGTTCGTCAAAGTTAGCACCCAGGTCTATTTGTTCCCAAGCATAGGCTGCAGCCTGTTCAGCAAGTTTTTCAATTCGTTCGTTCATTCTTTAACTCCGAAATGTTCTTTCATTTCCATAGCCACTTCAACCATGCCATCATTCTCCAACTTATGGCAACATTCTTTCACAACCTTCTTGACCAATTCTTCCAAGTTCTCTCTTGCTCCGGAGGAGTCGATGAACCCTCCGTTGTAATACTCGGTCATGACCTCTTCGATCATTTCTTTTGTGTTCATCTCATTCTCCTCGGATCATAACAATGGTCTTGCCAGCCATAGCAGGATACTTGGCGCGGTCTTCTTCGCTAGTGTAGTCAATAACATAGCAATCAGAGATATCCACAGGCTTCATAGCCATCCAAGTGTCGTAGCCCTTGCTCTCCTCGACACCACACTCGACTTCTGCGTCCTGGGGGAGTGTCTTCATCCATTCGATCATTTGTGCTACAGTTGTCATCGTCTGCCCCTTATTTCTTACTATGTGTATATTATAGCAAAAACAGGAATTATTGTCAAACCAAAAAAAAGTAGTACTTGAGTATTACTTTTTAAGAATATCCCAAGCAAGGCCATGCCAGGGTTTGAAGCTAATGATAGAGCCCATCCAAGTTTTGTGATTGGTTACAATTTCCCACCACTCCATTTCAGTGTCACGGTATACAATGCGAACATTTTTGCCGTAAAGTCTTTGAAAGTATTCGAGCACATTTTCGGCATCATTGGTAACTGTCATTATAGCATCGCCATTAGCGTCACAGTCATCCTCAATGAAAACAATATTGTGTTCTACATTGCGATCAACTATATCAAATTTTGATCTCATTCTTCAACTCCGAAATGTTTCTTGTATGTTTTAGGGAACCACTTTTCAAGAATATAAAAGTAAAGTTGAGCAATGTAGTAGAATGGTAGCAACCATATCCAACTATAACCAAACTTTGGGTCTTTCATTCTTCAACTCCGAAATGCTTTTTCAAAACTTCACTTGCTTCGTACTCCAGGAATTCAATGTAATCCAAACATCCTACTTCGTCTTCCACCGTGAACCCTTTTACTAAATCCATACATTCCCGAACAATCAACTCAGCAAACTTTTCTTTGTTGAATTCATAGTACCTTGTTGTACCATTTTCATCTGACCATCCTTCCACAACAGTAGTGGCCTGTTTCTCAAATTCTTTAATTCGTTCGTTCATTCTTCAACTCCGAAATGTTTTTCAATCAAATCCATATCTTCGTTATGATTACATTGTAAGGAACATTCTAATACAACTAATCTAGTGTACTCAATCAAGAACACAGGGTCGTAGTAATGAAAGTTAGGACCTTGATCTTTAGCCGCTTCAGCAATTTCCCACATACGGTCGTTCATTCTTCAACTCCGAAATGTTTCGTAAATCTTTCTTGCCAATCTCGCAACCATTCAATGCGTTCAGTTGGTCGCTCACTGGGATCAAAACAATGATAGGCATCATCTTCGGCTTGTTCCATTAAGCCACACATTTCCCGAACAATCAACTCGGCGAACTTTAGCCTAAATGATCCGTCAAATACTCTTTTACTAATGGCCATTTCCGCCGGGCCCGGAACTTTAGCAAGTTCTTCCCAAGCATAAAATTCAGCCTGTTTAGCAAGTTCTTTAATTCGTTCGTTCATTCTTCCCACTCCTGTGCCATAGCGTCTGTCATAATCACTGTATCCACTTTGTGGAAACAATCATCGTCTGTGTAATCTTCGCTTTGTGCTTTAATAAAATCAATGCGAGCCTGACGCTTTTGTTCGGAATCAAACACTTCACATGGGGTGTAGAATGTATTCCATTCTTCACGACTACCGTAATCTGTATCGTAATAAAGTAGATAGACTTTCATTCTTCAACTCCGAAATATTGTTCAATCATTTTAATGTTATCAATACACTTTTCTGCACAAACTTCGGCTTCATCACTATCATGCATATTGTCACATTCACTTGAATATGAGTAAAGTCTTTCTGATTCGGCAAATAGTAATTGAGCACACTCCTGCACAATCAACTCGGCGAACTTTGCTAAGAAAGCATCCAGTGGTTTATGATTCAGGTCAAACTCATTGCCGGTCTGGGCGTGGGCCTTCATTGCAATACCAATCCATCGTTCGTTCATTTCTTCATACTCCAAAACATTTCCCACCAACTGGTTGGTTTTGTCTCCACCTTTTCTTCCCACCATAACGCTTTCTCACCACAGCCAGTTTCATCTTTTCTATTTAAACTGGCATAATGGAGTTTAGCACTTCCATCAGACAAATCAATACCGTTCTTTGGGTTCCCACACCAAACTATTCCATTAGGGTAATACCTAACATGATGTTTACAGGAAGTGCAGTAAATCATTCTTCAACTCCAAATTGTTGTTTTACATATCTATCAACCTGCTTGGTGATATCTTCATCACTAGTGGTATCTAGGTAATTTCTGTAAAAGTCTACAATACAATTCCGAACAATCAACTCGGCGAACTTTTCCAAGTCTAAATCTGCTTTAGAAATATAAAGCATATCACCATGAATAATCTTTACTTCCGCACCAGCCTGATTAGCCAGTTCTCGAATTCGTTCATTCATTCTTCAACTCCAAAATGTTTTTCAACATGTTCGGCAATAAAATCAATATCGTTCTTGATACAGAAGCGAATCCTGTCAGTACATTCCCCTACAATCAGCTCAGCGAACTTTTTAATCATATTGTTGTCATTGATGCCTTCATACGGCGCAACATGAAACCCAGCCTGATTAGCCAGTTCTCGAATTCGTTCATTCATTCTTCAACTCCAAAATGTTGTTCAATAAATTCTGCAGCTCGCAGCTGGCCAGCATACAGTTCATCATTCATGCCACGGTAGTAACATTGATCAAGGCATTCCTTGACAATCAACTTGGCGAATTTTTCTAACTCAGGATAAGCAGTATTTTCAAACATACCGTTCCCATATTCACTGGCATGTTCATCAAATATTTTAACTAAACCAGCCTGTTCAGCAAGTTCTTGAATTCGTTTGTTCATACATTACCTAATCCTATACGGCTGTAACCTAAATTACTGGCAATCTCTTTACGATCCTCCAGTAACTCCAGAGCACGTTGTTCTTCGGCATCAATATGTTTCAATGCGTCCTTGAGAGTCCTGCCAGTGGTGCCTACATACTGGACCCCGTCCTGCCAATATGCGTACTGCTCAATGCCTTCACGGATACCATTGTAGTATGCTTTATTCAAAAGTTTCTTATTCATTGGAACTTTTATCCTTTTGTAAAATTACAAAAATTTTGGTTACAACCCAACACATGGCAATAAAGGCCACAGTTGCACAGACCATTCGCAGGTCTTCACTGTTAATTTTAAAGGCCAGTTCTGTTATGGTATTCATCGCAATATCCTTTACAGTATTATATCTGTTCTGCAATTAAAAGTCAATGTTAGGACTTTAATGCTGCCAGTGTTTGTTCTTTGGCTCTATGTTCCAAATCAGCTTCTTCAGCGTCCGAAATAAACTTGGTGATTTGATCAATGTAGCTGTCCAATGCGGCTTTGCCTTCTTCAGTCCAATGGCAGTACTGCATACCCACAGAGCTTTTATAAAAGTAGCGTCGGTTCTTCATAAGCTCGCTGATGCCACCATACATTAATTCTTTGATTGCTTGTTTTTCCATATTAAATTTTCTCGCCAATTTCAAACCCGCGGAATCTGAGGAAACGCGGAAAACGAAGGCTATAACTGCCATCTTGATTTTGTGTAACAGCATCTGCTCTAACCTCAATTATTTGACCAATGAGATCACTGCGATTGCTCCAAAACTCAATTCGATCACTATCGCTAAGACCACTACCAACATTGACTTGAATAGTTCTTCCGTCGTCGACCCCTGCAGCCACCAAAGCCCCAAGTCTTCCCAAGTTTCTACCAGTGCCTTCTTCAACATCGATGATCTCCAAACTTACTTCAATAAAAGGTTTAAGTTTCAGCCAATTAACCGACCGTTTGCATTCATATGCACCTTGGGGATCTTTGATCATGATGCCTTCATAGCCACCCGCAATGGCTTTGGCATTGATCTCTTTGAACTTTGCTTGACCATTCTTAGAATCTAGGTCAATGTCTTCCCAATCTAGTACACGCACATTGGGCAGTTTATCTTTGTAAAAGCCGTACCACATTTTTAATGCTTTACTGCGTTCTAGTTGGCTCTTGTCCCAACCACCCTGTTCAAACTGTGCAAGCGGCAACCAGTCAAACAGGTTAAGTACAGCATCACCTGCAGCTACATCACTTTTGCGATGTACCTGAGTCATCAAGTCTTGAAAGCTACTGCTCATAACTTCACCGTCCAATACCCAAGGTTCAGTCATTGCGGCTGCAGTTTCTTTTAACTGTTGTTTGATGTGTTCAAAGTTTACCAGCTCTTTACCGTTGCGACTGAATTGGTCAACACGGCCATCAGGATAAACAATAGTAATAACGCGAACGCCATCGAGTTTGACTTCGATAAGTTTTCGTCCAGCAACCTTGGTTTCATGATTAGCACTATCATGAGCAAGCTGGCAACTAAAAATAGGAACTGCATATTGGGGCCATTTCTTTTCTACAACTTTATTAATTGTTTTTTCGCTAGTACCACAACGAAGGTCTTTGATTAAAATACGGCGATACCAATTGTTCCATTCAGCTCGGGTAGCTGACTGCATCATTTTGGTAACGGTATCGCGAGCAAGGTTGCCTGTGACTTCACGATTAACGAAGCCAGTAATAATGACAGTAAAACTATCCCAAGATAGGCCAGGGCCGTCCGCATCTTTTTTCTCGGGAATTTGTTTAAGGCCAAAGGTCACAGTGCTGTCTAGTGCTAGCCTGCAACCTTCAAAAAATTCATTGTTGCCGGCCTCAGCTTGAACAAGAATGATTGCTTCTTTGTTCAAGCGACTGGCATGACGCTCGAGATCGGCAATTACTTGATAGGGTTTATCCATACAATTTAACTGTTGAGTTGATTACATTATATTATATGGTCTTTTATCATTTTTGTCAAGGACTGATAGTTACACTTGAATTGTTCAAAAAGTTATCTAAATATTCTACTAGAGTTATTTTACCCATTACAGCACCGTTACTGGCAAAATATATATTAGCACTTATATTAGACTTATAAGCATTAATTTGTGTATTTGCACTGTTTTTGGCCGATTCCGATGGCCATGTTCTAACTAAATTACCAGATTCATTGAAACTATCTGTGGCACCATTTTCCATATCTATTTGTATAAGAGTATCGTTATAATTATTCAAATATGGTTGTAATTCATTGAGTGAATTAAGTCCCCAGTGATTCAAAATATTTGTACTTAGATTCAAATTTGACAATCGCGTGACACGATCGTCGTAAGATTCTGTTGATTGTGGAAATACAATTTCAACCGTCATAGCTCTTGTCCTTTATAAATTTACTTATCAAAAATTTTATCTAAATGCTTGCACTTACCACGAAATTTAAAACCTGCACAGCTACAGCTGAGACCATTTTCACTCTGTTCAACAATGTAAACATCGCCTTTGCTGCCTTTTACTTCCCAACGGGGGTTTTTCACGGCTTCATTTGGAATAGTATATTTGAAAGTGTTTTCGACTTCACGAAACTGCCTACCACGGATATCGATCCTAATGGGATTTTTAAATTCTTTGACAGTTTTAGTGTTGGGTGCCACATAAGCATACATAAGACTCTTGCTGTCGTTCAGCAGGTACACACCGTTTGCGATGTCGTCTTTGTAGTCTGTAGTTTCTTGATAGAATTTCATTCTTACCCCAATTTGTTTTCACAGTGCTATTATTATAACACAAACTGGGATTAACTACAAGTAATACTTTGGTATTACTTAATTTCTTGTTTGATTAGACCTTTTAGATTGAATTTCATGTTCTTACCGGATGTTAAAAAACAACCAACTTCTTTGTTGAACTGCACTACACTAAAAGTATCTTCTTGTTTGTTGTAAGTAACACTGATAATGACCGTGTCTTTTTTGGGATCATCGCTGACACCAACCATTATGGGCAGCTCCTCAAAAAATTCCATTTGTTTTATGAAGTCATTGTAGTTAAAACAATGAGCAGTAAAAGGAACTCTTTTTCCTGTATCAGCAAAAACCACCGCTGGCAACAACATCAACACTATTAAAAGTTTTTTCATACAGTACTTAGTAAAATAGGGCCCGGGGGGCCCTAGTACTGGTTACGGATTCCAGTGTTAGCTTATCTTCTAACCGATTTATCGTACGCACTAGTTATTTATTAGTGCTTGATTTGGCTCCAAACTTTTTGCCTAATCATATTTTGCAGTGATTCTGGCAAATGCACATAGTCTAGATCCTCACTCATTTTCTTACCGTTCTTAAATGCCCAGTCAAAGAACTTGATAACTTCTTTGCTGGTTGTGGGATCTTTGGGATCTTTGTACATGACAATAAAACTAGCTGTGGTAATTGGCCAAGTGTCCTTGCCTGGTTGATTAACAATACTGATGCCCATGCCTGGAACTGAGAACCAGTCAGCACCAGCAGCTGCTGCAGCAAATGTCAAGTCGTCGGGACTGACAAAGTTACCTGTTTTGTTTTGCAGCTGCATAAAAGTCATGTTGTTTTTCTTTACATAAGCATATTCCACATAACCAATACTGCCTTTGATTCTATTGACATTAGCAGCAACACCTTCGTTGCCTTTACCGCCAACTGAACTAGCTGCTGGCCATTTTACTGCTGCACCTTTTCCTACTTTTTTAGCCCAATCTTCGCTGGCTGATGACAAGTAGTCAGTAAAGTTAAAAGTTGTGCCGGAACCATCAGCACGATGCACAACTGTAATGTTTATGTCAGGTAATTTTTTGCCGGGATTTAACTGTTGCAGTTTTGGATCATTCCATTTTTGAATGTCGCCCATGAATACTTCAGCAAGTACAGTGCCTGTAATTTTAAGTTCGCCAGGTCGAAAACCTTCTAAGTTAACCACTGGCACTGTGCCACCGATAATTGCTGGAAACTGTACTTGGTTGAGCTTGTCCAGGTCTTCGCCTTTAACAGGAGCGTCAGTGGCTCCAAAAGTCACAGTCTTGGCATTGATCTGTTTGATACCACCACTGCTGCCAATGCTTTGGTAGTTTAATTGAACACTGGTTTGCTTTTGATAAGCTTCGGCCCATTTAGCATAAATGGGATAAGGAAATGTTGCTCCTGCTCCAGTGATGTCTGCTGCTTGTGCTGAAACGGCAATGGCCGCCAGTAGTGTCAGTAATAGTTTTTTCATTTTTGCATTTTCTCCTTGATATGCAAAAATATTTAATTCAAATCAGATTACAGAAATATTACACTGTGTAAAATCTATGTTTGGCCGCACAGGTCACACAAGGTCCTATGCGTTTTTTGTCGCAGTCTGGACAGAGTTTAATGGTTTGAGTTGTAATATGACGAGGAAATAAAATTTCCTGCTCGTATTTGCCAGGTTTACTGGTGTCTCCGCAGAGTGTTTTTGGTTCGGACATAAACATTAACCCTTATATATGTTTAACGCCAATGTCACTGTTAAGTTGACAAACAAAAAGGCCTTGCGGCCTTTTTGGTTATTTTGGGTAAAAAGGCATAACTGCCCCTGGTATGGCTATCAGGCCATTACAGCTTCACGGCGTGCAGAAGCAAGCTTGACGCCTTTTCCGCTGAACTTGAAGCTACCTTTTGTAGATGCTGTTGCATTTACTAGATTTATGCGATTTACGGTCGTCATCTACCGTGCTGTCCGGGCAAATACTAGATCGCCTGTCGAACCTATTTCCGGCCCATTAGGAGTAATACTGGAATACAGTTTATAAGCGAATCTTTGAAGTTATCTCTTGACCTTACGGCTACATCGCTATCCAATATTACTTCTGGTGGACCGGGCGGGGAACTGCCCCCCGCGTCCAGTCAATTGTTCTTATTCCTTCATACAGCAATAACTTACAGTATATATTTATTTTGATTCTTTGTCAACTTCTGACTCTTCTTCATTTTCGTCTTTTGATTTTTTGTCAGACTTTAATTGTTCTTTTACTTCTTGTTCAATTCTGTCTGCTGCAGTGTTCAAAGCCATTTTACCTAGTGCTTTAACTCTGTCATTTTTGGCTAGAGTTTTACCTACTGCCAGTGCCAATGCTGCTGCTTCAGATTTCTTATTGTCTTTTGTGTCTTGTTTAGTTTGGGACTGTGATGCTGCCAGACTTTGATTTGATTGAGTTTGTGCTCTTTCTGCTTTAATTGTGTCACTGCGATGTTGATTCAGTGCTGCTGCTAACTTAGTATAATTAAATTCTTCTACCTTGCGACGAGTAAACAACGGTGCGATTTCAACAAAAAACATCATCAGCATAAGAGCAAAGGCCAGGCCCCATTGTTCAAAGTAAATGTTAGCCGTTAATAAAACAAAAACAACAGAGTATAATAATATACTTTCTTGCCGTTCTGACAGTTTCATTACAGCACTACCTTACCATGTGCTTTATCGTGTTTGAGTGTTTCAAAGCCAATGGTCTTTTTATAGTCTAAAAACCACCATGCACCAACTGCCACAAACACCAACCAAGCTACAGCAATTAAAATATATTCTATCATTTTAAACAAGTCCTTGTTTTGGTTACAGTACCGTCGGCATTTTGGGTTTCAGTCCATGGACTGCAATTGTTTTCAACTATGACCTGTTGTTGTATTACTACTTGAGGTTCGGGAGGTCTTGTAGCTTGCCAAACAATAATACCGCCTATGGCCATGGGCACTACCCATTCCCATCCTCCGTGATGTGCGGGGCGCCAATGTCCGTGATGATGGTGGTGTTGAATTCGAAATTGCGGCTGTTTGTAGTGAAAGGGATGATAACCGTTGGCCCACACACTTGCAGAAACAGCCAATAAAGCCAGTAATGTAAAGAGTTTTTTCATATCTTGCTCCTATGCAAGTATTTAACGCCTTACCAACAAAAAAGTGTACAAAAAAATAGGGCACCGAAGTGCCCTAAACCTGCATTAACAAGAACCCACTTACTCTGCAACTGCTTCTTTGGCGTCAGCACGAGCTTTGATAGCTTCAATGCTGGGCTTGGTAGCTTTGGCCTTAGTGACCTTAACAGTTTTTGCGCCGTTGTACTTGGCGTCAGCAGCATCGATTGCGGCTTGGAATTTTGGGTTCTTGTAAAGGTCTGTGCCTTTCAAGAAACTGACCACAGCAGGCTTGTCCATGGGCTCAGGCAAATCCATGAGCTCGATGTCAGTGTGACCATTCTTAGCCAACACTTTAACACGAGTCATGTCATTGGCAAAACGAACCTTGACTTCACCTTTGAGAGAAGAAACACCAGCGACTTTAAACATAGAAAACTCCATTGAAAAACAAGTTAAGTTGAAAAACAGTCAGCATCCATTTGCTAACATATTCAAATTATAGTTGAAAACGAATTTAGTGTCAACCATTATTTGAATCAGATTTGCCAAAATTATTTGGCCAATTCTTTGCTTTGATTTTGGATTTCGGTAACGCCTCGATCCAAAATACGGGTAATTCCAGTGACGCCAACTGTGGCTACAACCACACCCAAAACAAAACCAATAAGGAACCGTTTCATTGAAATACCTCCGTAAAGACAATAGCCAAACCCATGATCCAAACAGGTGCCAGTACAATGGCAAGATTAATTAAGGCAGTGATCATATTAACTCCAATCCTTGTGGTGGCCACCACGCTCATTGTCTTGGTAGCCTGCCTTGTAGGCCGCAATCTCGTCGGGTGTCATATCCTTGAGTTCGACACGCTCTGAACTTCCAGTATTACCCTTGTAGTAGTGTGGATTATAGGCTCGACGGTAATAGCTGTCTGCGGCGCCACGATCGTAGGCGCCACCGTGACGTTGATCGTACATGTCAGCAGTCATTAATTGCCCTCCTTCATAATGTAAGTCATCAGCACCCACTTGGCACGATTCAAAAGTTGACGCTGATCTTCAATGGTGTTGAAGTCAGGCTCGCCATAGGCCATCATTTCCTGTGCATCGCTCATCATGCTGGCAACAATCATTGCAGGACCCGAAAACTTGAAAGTCAGCGAAGATTCAATGCTTTCACGCATACCTGCTTCAGTGACACCATACATGCGAACTTCACGCTTTTCTTGCTCAGACAAACGATTGTAAATTTCTGTGGCCATTTCCTGCTCCTGTTTTGTTACTGTATGCCATTATTATAGCAAAATTAGGAATTTCGAGCAACCAAAAATGTTGTTGTTTTTATACAACTTCCAGCATGTTAGCGGGTACTTTCCACAGTCCTTGCGGACTACGAACTGTTACAAATTTAATAGCAATCTTGTCTACGGTGCCGGTAATAGTCATACCGCGTTTAGTACTAGTAAAACGAACGTTATCGCCCAACTTAATAGAACGGATTTTATCTTTACGAAGTTGGGACTTGGCAAATTGCACGGCACTAAGGATGCTGGACAGTTCTGTATCGGTAAAATTGCCGAACATGATAGCTTGATTAACTTGCTGAATCTGGGTCATTTGGTTCAATTTGAACTCCTTGTTAACTACAATATCAATATTATAGCAAAATTGGGATTTTCTGTCTACCAAAATTTTTGTAATACTTTGGTATTAACTGCCAGTAGAAAGAATCAGTGTGCGGGGATCGTCCTTGTCAGGAGTAAACCGCTCAATGTAAATGTGGTGCTTGTCACCGCTGTCGCGGATGCAAGCATTAGCCGCGATGTAAAGTGCCGCCCAAGTCAAACCATTAACGGAACACTGGACAGGCTTGCCGCCCCAATGGTCCTCGTAAACAACACGATCAGCACCTTCAAAAGGATGACGGTCGCTGAGATTCTCTACTTCAAAAATGCTCCACACACTTTGATCCAAGCCAAGTTGACTGCGAACATCGCTATAATGATCATGCTTGGCATCAAAGGATTTGTTGTCTTGCTCATAAGCGCCAGCAAGGCCTGCTTCCATTTCTCGGATAGCATGAGCCATCTTGTCCGTGATAGGTTCGCGAACAACGCCTTGAATGGTTTCGTAAACGCTACGCATTTCGCAGAGTGCGTTATGAATAGTGCGGAAATCTTCTGCGTTAATAGTGGGACTGCAATTCATGTCAACTCCTGTTTTGTTTCACTATGTATGTATTATAGCAAATTGATTAATTTCAGTCAACCAAAAATATGTTAACTAAGGTTTACATTTTGGCGAGAAATCTTGCAAACTCCAATTGCAGCTCAGCGACATCCTCTTGGGCTACATAAAAGTCCGTGGTAGGATCCCAGTATTGACCTGCCTTGGGATCATAATACAGCACTTGGCCGTTGGGGTAGAAAAAAGGACCTTCAAGACCCTTGCGAGGTTGCCATTTTGCATCACGCTCGCCAACTACACGGTATCCCATAGGACCTCCTGTTTGTTTACTATGCTGCGATTATAGCAAAATGGTGTTTTTTGGTCAACCGTTTTAGATAGTCAAGTTTGGTGCGGTAATAGTACTTTTATTTGCATAGGCCCCATCAAGAATCGCATCCAAAAGTTCACGCAATTCATACATGTAAGCACCATGAACCGTGCCTCTATTGCAATTTTGCTTATTAAAATAAGCTCGCATTTTCATAACTTGAGTAGCATCCAACTTTTTAATTGTGATGTCGACAACCTTGTTAGTCATTATGACCTCCTGTTTGTTTACTATGCTGCGATTATAACAAAATGGTGTTTTTTGGTCAACAGTTTTAGAAGTCAGCAACAAGAAAGCCGGTAGTACTATCGTATGACACAAACACATTGCCGGTTTGCAGTTCGCCGTCTTTTTTGAATGTAACAGAGTAGCAGAATTGCTTGCCATTGGTCAAACCCAAAAATTTCGCCGAATCAAACTTGCAATCTTTGTAACCGTTGGCGCCCAGTACTTGGCATAGAGAGGTAGGGGTCATGGTTGTAAGCATTCGAACGGTGTCTGCTAGTATCATGCTGGGCTCCTTTTGTTTAACTCAGTCTACATTATAGCAAAATGGTGTTTTTTGGTCAACCAAAAAAAACTAATACTTGCGTTTTAAAATAATGCTTTGTACAGGCCTGCGGCACCAATCAGCAGGGCTACGATATTGACCATTAACTGTGGACCATTTCGAACTCTAATAGCCCATGCCAAAAATAGTACAGTGCCCACAACAAAGGCCACAATGTTCCAAGGATAGATCTCAGGACCCACGGCATTCAAACTGTGGCCTGCCACAATGGCTACTGCTGCAGACCATTGTAAAACTTCATCTAATTTATTTGTCATTTTGTAAATACCCAAAGGTCTTCATAGTTGCCATCTCTGGTCTTTTTGGCTTGCCTGCTGACAGCAATAGCACTCCATTGCACTCGCAGCTGTTGGCTTAATGGCAAATGTTTTGCTACTACGGCCTGCATGTCTTGGCTGATTGTAACTTCTTGTTTGTTTTTATTTCTATAGTTACTGATAACAAAAGCAAATTTGCCACCAGGCTTCAATACTTCGCAACAGAGTTCGACAGTCTGTTCCCAATACTGTCGTAACCAAACATCATAGTTGGGATAGTTAGTGAAACTTTGATCCGCACTGTCATAGATCTCCAAATCATAGTAGGGAGGACTAAACAGTACTGCATCAACTTGATTTTGATATTTGTTGACAAAACCATGTTGTTGGTCCAATTGTTCACTGGGGCAGCAGTATAAGTCTACGGTTTTATCAGCAATTTCAAATAAGCTGTTATCTCTGTATCTTTGCCATTCATTATGCAACCACCGACCATTGTCGACAACTTCAGGAATCACATCAGTGGCAACGAAATGTTTAAAGCCGCTGGAATAAAATCCCAACTGATAAGCATTCCAACCCATGACAGGTGCAAAGACTGTGTCACCAGTAAATATCTCCTGCATGATACCTTTGTAAGTAGCAGGATTAAAAATGCTGGCTCTATTACAACCTACCATAAAGTCAATCCAAAACTGACTGTAGTCACTGTTTTCTATTCTACAAATATGATCAAAAAACGCAGGACCTACTAGGCTGTTTCTAAGTTTGAAATTCTCAAACATGGCTCTCATTAAACCCAGTGTGTATTCAAAGTCACAGTCGTAGAGTTTTTTAGTGGTATAAAACTTGTCAAAGTTTATGTTCTTACAGAGCCTACCATACTTGGCCATGGCCTTGCCTGAAAAGGTATCGCTGCCGAATATTTCACTGTCGGGAATATAAAAATAAAAATCTAGGTCTTCGGTCAAAGCCGCAGTTTTATTGAACCATTGAGTCAAGGCCACTTCAGGTTCTACAACCAGCAACTGATAGAGTTTTTGTTTGTATAAGTCTAGCCGTTGCAGTCTATCATCGTTCTTGGCCCATTTAGCCAGAAAGTCATCCAAACCGGCTCTAACTACAAACTGTCCTGTGGTGTCACTGCCGTTTAACACAGCCAGCTGGTCAGCAAAGTCAGCGTAACTGATATTCTTTTGTAAATTAAACTGCTGTAAAAATTTGTCTACTGTATAAATCATCACGTATTTATATTCTGTGAACTGTACAGTTATTAATTACCATTGATTCAATTTTAGGCAAGTCCAACAATAATTTTTCAGGTAATACAATAGCATCGTGATTTGGTTTACCTTTGTCAATCCATTTTTGTTTTTGCAACAACAAATGACAGGCCACTGTGGTCAGTGCTTCTTTGCTTTGAACATCCCAAATCCTAACAATCTGCAAATTGTCCTTGCGACGAACTGCAAAGATATAACGAGGATATTCTAGTCCGCCCTGTGCGTGAAACTGCCAACCACTAAGACTCACAAGACCACTGCGTTTGGTATGTTCTTTGGTAGCACACTTTTGTTCAATGATTACTTCGCCGCTTTTGGCATCTTCGCCGTTGCGGTGAAAATTAGTATTATAGTCTTTGTCGTAGCTGCTGACAATTTCCCACATGCTAAGAGCACTGAGTGTGTCATTGGCAAGAATGTCAATGCCATACTTTTCATAGGCCTTTCTAGCCTGTTTGAAAATAAGGTCTCGGTGACTAATCAAATCACGGATTTTATCTGCTTCAATATATTTTGCCATACAGTATTGTATTAGGTATTTTCGGAATTGTCAACCGTACCTTTTAAGTAGTCTTTTTCTTTATAAGTTTTAATCATATGGCAACGACAGCATAGGCTATTGATGTTGTCTGCGGTATCTGACCCACCATCGCTTTTGCGTACAATGTGGTCACCATGCATCACACCACGCATGACCAGCAACTGTTGCCAAGGATCTTCAATGGATAAAATTGCAGGATCTTGGCGAGCGTCGTATCCGCAGTCTGAACAGACCCAATTTCTATAAAAAGTATGTGGACGGTCAGCTTTGCCCATGCCGCCATATTCCGCCAACATAAGTTGATGATCGCGACAATAACTATCACTACCAGGCCCGTCAAATATAGTTAAATCTTTGTTGCAATCTTCCAAACGGCATTTATATTGTAAGCGAACCTGCTCATTAAGAACACTTTGACTTTTAAGTTTGTTTTTGTGAAAATCTAAAAGTTTAGACATGATTACCACAGGTCCTTTTTAGCAGGAGTAAAGCCGTTATTAGCAGAATATTGAGGAACCTTTAACTTAGTACTCTTTTTCAACTGAGCAATAAGGAACGGAATACCAGTACGCATTTCTGTTGTAAAGCCCCGGACAATAACATTGCCATTAGCATCAACATCATCACTGTCCTTATTAGCAGTTCGATACCAAGATTCATAGGTCAGTCTAACTTTGTCCCAGAATGGTCCTGTAGGACTGAAGTCACCTCCGAAAGTCTTAGTAAATGCTACAAACTCTAGTAGATACTTTTGATTAACGGTGATGTCTTGCTCATAGCAAAGATTAAAATACTCGTAGAGTTGCCTAGCTTCCTTAGCTTCAACAGGTCGTTCTTGACCTAAGTATGTCCAGTATTCAGCAAACATGCGAGTAACTTCGGGATGTTTGCGAGTCTTAAGACTCTTGCTCATTAATGTATCAGCCAGCAAAGTAAATGCACCGGGCTGATCATCATCGCCGATTT